GCTTTCAAAGAACCAACTGATCACGCGCATGGTTTTTTGGAAAAAGACAAAGAACGGGCTTAGATGCCCGAAGAAAGAAGGAGAACAACAGAATAATGCGAGAATACGGGCAGATAGCCATCAAAGCGTTGCAGCCGTATGAAAAAAACGCGAGAACACACTCCGAAGAGCAGATCGAGAAGATCGCAAACAGCATAAAGGAGTTTGGATTCCTGAATCCCGTGCTTATTGACGGCAACAACATGATTATAGCAGGCCACGGGCGCGTTTTAGCAGCAAAAAAGCTGAAATTAAAAGAGGTTCCCTATCTCAGAGTCGAAGATTTAACGCCTACGCAGGTGCGGGCGTACATTCTGGCAGATAATAAGCTCGCTGAAGAAGCGGGCTGGGATGAGCTCTTAGTATCGCAAGAATTGGCAGCACTTCGGGATGAAGACTTCAACATAGAGCTCACGGGCTTTGAAGCTCCAAAGCTTGACGACTGGTTTGACAGATCTGACAGGGATAAGGACTGGGACGCCAGAGAAGAAGGGAACGATGAGTACAATGAGTTTCTTGATAAGTTTGAAGCGAAGAAGACAACGGATGATTGTTACACGCCACCGATTGTTTTTGACGCGATTGCGGACTGGGTGGCGCAAGAGTACAAGGTAGAAAAGGCTTTTTTTTGTCGTCCGTTCTATCCTGGCGGAGATTATCAGAACGAAAAATACAAAAGCGGGTGTGTCGTTGTAGACAATCCGCCTTTTTCAATACTTGCGGAAATCCTGCAATTTTATTGTGAGCGCGGGATTAAATTTTTCCTTTTCGCTCCTTCGCTGACCTTGTTTAGCGGCCGCGGGCTTGATATCTGCTATCTACCCGCAGGCGCAGCGGTAACTTATGAAAACGGAGCGGTCGTTAGTACTTCTTTTATCACCAACATGGAGCCGGACTTAAGGATCAGGACAGTTCCAGACCTTTACAAGATAATAAAAGAGGCAAACGACAAAAACAACAAGGAATCAAAGACCACTGTTCCAAAGTACGACTATCCGTCGGAACTGGTTACGGCGGCCATTTTAGCTCGATATTCTGTTCATGGTGTCGAGTTTACAGTGTCAAAGGATGAATGCGAACGCGTTCAAGCCCTGGACGCAATGAAAGATTACGACAAATCTATATTTGGCGGCGGCTTTTTGTTGAGCAGATCGGCAACACAAAGAAATATTGAAGCGGCAAAACAGAAAGCAGAGAACGTGAGACAATCAGAACTTGAGCGGCTCAAGTGGGAGCTCTCGGAAAGAGAACGGAAGATTGTTGAAAAGCTGGACAAAGGAGGCGGTCGTAATGGCTAAGAAAGAAACAACAAAAAAGCGCCTGACACTTCAGGAGCAGGCGGATGAAATACTGAGGATTGCGGAGGAGTACGGCGTCGAGCAGAACTTCTTCTTCTTGACAACCTTCAAGCGCTACCAGGTGCAGATAAATATCCTGAACTCGCTGGAAAAGAAGATCAAAGAAGACGGCGCACTCGTAACGAAAGAATACGTCAAAGGCCGCGAGAATATCTACACACATCCGGCAATCGGAGAATACAACAAAACAGCAACGGCGGCAAATCAGACTGTGACGACGCTCATGAAGATCGTCACGACATTACGGCCAGAGAATGAAGCGGACGCAGGATCCGACATTCTGGCGTTCCTACGTGGCGAAGACTGACACGCTGCCGAACTACCCGAAGGAATACCTCGAAAAAATACGGACAGGCAAGGAGATAGTATCCAACAAAGTGCGGGCCGTATATGAGCGAGAAGTCGGATGGATGGAAAAGCCTCCTGCGGACTTCCCATTTTACTTCGACGAGAAAGAGGGCCTTCGGCATATTGAGTTTATAGAGCGATTCTGTAAGCACTCAAAAGGGCGCTTTGCAGGAAAGTCAATACAGCTCGAGCTTTTCCAAAAGGCAAAGATTCAGCTTGCTTTTGGATGGCGATGGAATGGAACAAAGCTTCGCCGGTACCGCGAAGTCGTGGACATACGAGCCCGCAAATGCGGAAAGTCTACCGAAACGGCAGCAGTTGAGTGGGATGTGTTCTTAAACGATCATGAGAACGGCCCTGAAGTCTACTGCACGGCAAACAAGAAAGACCAGGCAAACCTGATTTATTCCGAATGCGTAAACATGCGCATTCAGTCGCCAGAGCTAAAGGCGATCACCAAAAAACGACAGAGCGATATATACTGTCCCGGCAACATGGGCTTTATCAAATGCCTTGCCTCAGACACTTCGACAATGGACGGATTGAACCCGTCCTTTTTTAGTCTTGACGAATGCCACGCCATGAAGACCTCGGCGCTTTACGACGTAATGCTTCAGGGCCAGTCAATGCGTGAGCAGCCGCTTGCATGGATCATTACCACAAACGGCTTTATTCGCGAGGGCTTCTTTGATGACAAATATGCTTACTGGTCAAGCGTGGCGACATGGGAGCCGGGCTTCGAGGATTACACAGTTCTGCCGCTGATTTATGAGTTAAACGACCGCGGCACGTGGGCGGATCCGGCGCACTGGCCTGAAGCGAATCCAGGGCTCGGCAAAATTAAGAAACTTGAAACGCTCCGCGATAACGTGGAAAAGGCCAAAAGAGACCCGACCTTTTTACCGACGCTGCTGACAAAGGACTTCAACCTGCCCGAGAGCGAGTTCGCAACCTGGTTGTCTTACGAGGAAGCGGTCAACGAGCAGACCTTTGAAATGGACTATATTGCGCATTCATACGCGATCGGCGGATGCGATCTGTCAGCAGTCGGAGACCTTACCTGCGCGACGCTTCTGGTTCAAAAGCCCGGGGACGCGAATGTGTATGTATTGCAAAAATACTTTATCCCGCAGAGCAAGGTTGATTCGCTCGAAAAGACCGCGAGCAAGGAAGCACCATACAAGCTCTGGGCGAAACAGGGCTGGCTTCATATATGCCAGGGCGCACAAGTCAATTATTCGGACGTAACGGCCTGGTTTTTGGAAATGGTCGAGAAGTACGACATCCGGCCGTTGTGGATCAGTTACGACCGTGCACTGTCGGGCTATTGGGTGCCCGAAATGGAAGGCTACGGATTTGAACTGGAAAAATGCGCTCAGGGTCCGTTTACATGGAATCAGCCGATGCGCGAGATGCAAGCGGCCTTTTCCGAAAAGCGCGTTATCTACAACAATAATCCGATCCTGCGCTGGTGTCTGCTGAACACGGCAGCCAAAAAAACAAAATCGGATTCGCTGGAAGTTATGCAGCCGGTAAAGATACAAGTCAATCGAAGGATAGATGGCATGGTCAGCTTGCTCAATGCGTGGGTCGGCTATGTAAAGCACTATGACGAGTATGTGAATTATTTGAGGTAAAGGAGCACAAAATGGGATTCTTGGATTTTTTCAGACCGCTGAAGGCAATCAAAGAGGCTCGATGGAAGGAACTGGGGGGCTTTACGGCCCAGTTTTCACCTTTTGGTGCGGATATGTACCGAAGCGACCTTGTCCGCTCGTGTATCCGTCCACTGGCGGAGCATACGAGCAAGGCGAATGCCGTTTCAAGCCGCGAAGACATCGCGAGGATCCTGAATCTGTCGCCTAACATATACATGAACGGCAAGGACTTTTTGTACAAAGTGCGAACACAGCTCGAGCTTCGCAACACGGCTTTTATTTACATCAACAGGGACGACAAGGCAAACGTCAAGGGCTTTTACCCGGTTCCGTATGCGTCTTTTGAAGCGATTGAATATGCCGACCGCTTATTCATCAAGTTTAGCTTTGAAGGGATTGCAAGCGACCTGACGCTCCCCTGGGATGATCTGGCAGTTCTTCGCAAGGACTACAACAAAAAGGACATCGCCGGAGACGACAACAGCCCGATATTGCAGACGCTAGAACTCATTAACACCACAAATCAGGGCGTTGCAAATGCGGTTAAGGCCACGGCAAACCTGCGCGGCATCCTGAAGAGCACAAAGGCAATGCTGTCGAAGGAAGACATCAAGAAGCAGAAGGAGCAGTTCGTTGCGGACTACCTAAACCTCGAGAACGAAGGCGGAATTGCTTCCCTTGACGCAACGCAGGAGTTCACACCCATCACCATGAGCCCGACAGTTACCAACACGGCAACGATCAAAGAGTTCAGGGAGAACGTTTACAGATATTTCGGAGTTAATGACGCGATCATCATGAGCGACTTTTCCGAGGAGCAGATGGAAGCGTTCTATGACGCAAGAATCGAGCCCTTCTTAGTGGCTCTCTCGACAGAGCTCACAAGGAAGGTATTTTCTGATCGGGAGGTCGGATTCGGGAACAGCATCGTCTATGAGTCGAACCGCATCAATTATGCGAGCACAAAAACAAAGCTCGACATGGTGCAGTTAGTCGACCGCGGAGCCCTCACTCCGAACGAATGGCGAGCAATGTTCAACCTTGCGCCGGTTGAAGGCGGAGACGTCCCGATCAGAAGGCTCGATACGGCACCGACAGACGACAACACAGGCTCGGAGAATCAGGAGGAAGACAATGAATAATACAAGAGAGTATAGAAACATGCCGATTGAAGGCTTCGAGCTCCGCGCAGCGGAAGAAGGCGAAGAGAGCTACAACGTGCGCGGCTATGCTTCCACGTTTGACGAGTATGAGCTTTTCGAGATGGACGGAAACCACTATTGCGAGCGCATTGATCCTGCTGCCTTCGAGGGTTGCGATATGAGCGACGTTGTATTCCGCAAGGATCACGAAGGCACAGTATTCGCAAGGACTTCAAACGGAGCTTTAAAGCTGGACGTTGACAAACACGGCCTGCTTACTGACACGGACCTGTCAAGGACCGCCTCGGCGCGTCAGATGCACGAAGAGATCCGCGCCGGAATGTATACACAGATGAGCTTTGCGTTCGTTGTTGACCGCGACGAGATCGAGAAGGACAAGGAAGCAAAGAAGTTTACACGAGTTATAAAGCACATTGCAAAGCTTTATGACGTATCGCCGGTATCATTCCCCGCAAACCCGGGGACAGATATATATGCCCGCAGCCGATTCGACGGAGTGATCGAGGAGGAGCGCGAGGAGTTCGCGAGAAGGGCGAAGGAGCTCGAACTGGCTAAGGCCAAAGCCAGGGCGATCATGTAATCCCGAAAGGAGAACAACTATGGAATTATCTGAAATGAATTTGCAGGACGTTGAGGCAAGGCTCGCAGCCATCGATGGAGAGATCGAGGCCGCAAGCGAGGTCGAAACCGTCAACACACTTGCAGACGAAAAAAGAAGCCTGATCGAAAGACAGGCAGAGCTGAAGGACCTTGAAGAGCGCAAGGCCGCAGCAGCAGCCCTGCAGGCGGGAACCGCCCAGGGAACTACAAAAGAGGAGGACAACAAAATGGAAGAGAAGAGAACATTCGGCGTTGAGACCGCTGAGTACAGAGAAGCGTTCCTGAAGAAGCTTCAGGGCAAGGAGCTCTCCGTTGAAGAGAGAACAGCTGTCACCGCTTCGGCAGCTATCCCCACCATCACCATGAACAAGATCATCGGCATCATCGAGAGAACTCCCCTGATCTCAGCCGTTGATGTGACTTACATCCCCGGCAACGTAACATACCCTGCAGAGAGCACGATCAACGATGCTGCTTGGGTAGTTATGGGAACCGCAGCAACCGATTCCGCTGACACCTACAGCGCAATCAACCTCACAGCATACAAGCTCATCAAGACCGTTGAGATCACCGCTGACGTTCAGGCAATGGCAATCGACGCTTTCGAGAGCTGGCTCGTTGAGAGACTCGGAAACAAGATCGCAAAGGCGATCGACGCAGGCATCATCAACGGCGGCGGATCTACTTCCGGCCAGTGCCTCGGTATCGCAGTTTCCAAGTCCACGCAGGACGGAACCTACACAAAGACAAACATGAAGTACAGCGACCTTCCCAAGATCGTCGGCACACTTCCCACAGAGTACCTGCAGAATGCTCAGTGGTGCATGAACAGGGCAATGCTGTTCAACAAGATCTACGGCATGCAGACCTCCCAGGGCGCTCCCGTCGTTCTCATCGATCCTCAGGCAGCTTCGAGGTTCACACTTCTCGGCTTCCCTGTAATCGTTGATGACAACGTAACAAGCGGCGACATCCTCTTCGGTGACTTCAAGGCCTACAAGTTCAACTTCGCTCAGGCTCCTGAAGTAAAGAGCGATGACAGTGTTGCATTCCGCACTGGTTCTCGCGTTTACCGTGCAATGGCTCTTGCAGACGGTAAGCTCGGCGATGCAAATGCAATCGTTCGCTTCATTGAGGCAACCTGATAACCAGGAAGAAAGGATAAGGCTCGAAATATATGAAAACTCTCATCGCGGTCCCTTGCATGGACTATCTTGAAGCAAATTTTGTTGAATGTCTCCTCAATCTCAAAAAGGTTGGGGAGACAGACATCTGTCTGCTGAAATCTTCGCTTGTTTATGACGCGAGGAACCAGGCGGCAGCGAAGGCAATCTCGGAAGGTTATGATTATGTGCTCTGGATCGACTCGGACATGACATTCGAGCCGGACATGATGGAGCGGATGTTTGAATCGATCGGAAACCACAACATGATCACTGCTCTCTGCTTTGCCAGGAGGCCACCGTTTAAGCCTTGCATCTATAAACACATCAGCGTGGAGCAGAACGGCCATGCCTCGCTTCCGAAGACTGAGGTCTGGTATGACTATCCCAGAGATCAGATCGTCGAAATTGAGGCGTGTGGCTTCGCGTGCGTGCTGCAAAAGGTAGATATGCTCGATGCAATGCTTTCAATGTACGGCGTCCCCTTTTTCCCGATCGCAGGCCTGGGAGAAGATCTTTCGTTCTGCTTCCGTGCGAAACAGATTGACATCAAGATGTATGCAGATACATCAATCAAGATCGGCCACATCATGAGGATGTCAGTCGATGAGAATTTCAGAGACAATGTATTTCTCGGCGATGCCGTGAAATAAAAAGAGACGGGGGGCAGCAGTTCGAGCCTCTGCTCCCCGGATCCTTCAAAGGAGGAGAACATGGCACTGTTAGACGACGTAAAACTGGCGCTCCGAATAAGTCACTCGAAGCTTGACGGAGAAATCGCCGACTATATAGCAAGCGCAAAAGAGGACATGATCCGCGCGGGAGCATCTGAATGTTTTGTAAATGCTTCTAATAGCGGACTTATCACTACTGCGATCAAGACTTATGTGCTCGCGAGAATGGTCGACAGTCCCGACATGGCTGAAAAATACCAGCAGGCTTATGAATACCAGCTTGATTCTATAAGAAAATCGGAGTCATTCTTTGCGGAGCCGGACAACGGGGAGGGATAATTATGTGTAATGATGTGATTACCCTGATCGGCTACACGGAAACAGTCGACGCTTACGGCCGCATCGTGCGGAACGAAACGCAGGCTGAACGCTTCGCACAGGTCCGCTCGATCGGGCAAAGCGAGTTTTACCAGGCGGCGGCGTCAGGTCTCAAACCTACGATTAAATTTGTGCTCGCGGATTTTTGGGATTACGACGATCAGAAAGAGATCGACTACAACGGAACACGCTACAACGTTTTAAGGACCTACAGAAACGGGAACTCAATCGAGATTACCGCGGTCGGATTGGATGTGTAAACTATGGCAGCACCGAAAAGCGTTACAAAAATAAACAAAGATGGCGTTTATTTTGAATCAAATGTTGATTGGTGCAATTACACCATCAAGGAGCTCTGCCGGGCCGCTTTAAAGGACGTCGGAAAGTTTATCCGAAGGGAATTCAAAAAGAACTATTACGACGTTTTTAAAAAGCGGACAGGAAGGGCGCCGAAGGCGGTCAAGTATACAGTATTCAGCTCGGAAAATACTAAATACCCCCGCATTGACATCGGCCTGCCACATTCAGCACCGGGCAAACCGGTCCCGGGATTCTATTCCTTCTTTCAGGAAGTGGGAACCTCGAAACAGCCGAAGCTGGGGATCCTTACCAACACAGTAGAAAAAAACGTTGCAACGATCGTCAAGATCGAAAGCCAGTATCTGACCGCTTTGCAGGACGAAGCCGAAGCGCTGGCGCTCATCAATGAAAAAGAGGAATCAAGCGACGAGGAGGACGATTAAATGGAGATGGAACACAGCGCTGAGTTCGTGAAAGACGTCAAACGCCTGATCGCGACCGCAGCGAACAGTGACCGCGTCTACTGGCAGAATGCGCCGGAAACCAAAACCTTCCCATACATCGTATTTGAAGTGCGGTCTGTGGGCGGCGATAAGGTCGTTTCTCTCGATCTGTGGGGCAACAGAGGGCAGGAAATAACAGTTTCCGACCTTGCTGACACCATAGAAGCGGCGCTTGATAACGAGGTTATTTATAACCAGTACCACGCGAGCATTTTATCAACACAAAACAACAAAGAATGGATTGCTGACGAGGACGAGCGGATCATCCGTCTTTCAATGTCCTTCGATGCAACATATCAGGCATAGGAGGACAAAAAGATGGGAAGACCTACTGGCTACACATCTAAGACAAAAAGAAACCTTCTCTTGGGTGCCGGAGCGCTTTACAAGAACTTCGTTGTCGGGACAGACACTCCTTCGAGCGCGACTGCGAAGATCATCGGAGCAACACAGGGCGGCCTTGAATTTAAGGCAGTTCCCACAATCCGCAACATCCAGATAGATGGCATTCTCGGCAAGGTGGCAGATCTTGACGTTATCGACGCATGGGAGTGCTCACTTGCAGGAAGCTTTATTGAAATCAATTCCGAAGTCATCCGCCGCTCACTTGCAGCGGTTACGCAGACTTCCGATTCTGATTATGACATTTTCCAGGGCTCGACCGAGTTCGACGCTGATGATTACCTGACCAATGTGACCTACATCGGAACGCTGGCAGGATCCGAGACACCCGTGATACTTCAGATCAACAACGCGATCGACACTCAGGGCCTTACATTCAAGACCGAGGACGGCAAAGAGGGAACAGTTGATGTGACCTTTGAAGGCCGCTATGCGATCAGCGACAACGGCGTTCCGCCTTTTAAGATTTACTGGCCCAAGACAGCTGTCGCAAATACACTGTCAGCTCTGACCATCGGCTCGCTGGTTCTCTCGCCCACGTTTGACGCGGCGACAACAACCTACACCGCGACCACAACGAACGCGAAGGATGCCGTAACGGCAACCGCTACATCGGCAGGCGCGGAAATCGTAGTCAAAAACGGCAGCACCGTTATCGAGAACGGCGGCGATGCAACATGGTCCGCAGGCTCCAACACCGTTACCGTAAAGGTAACGGGCGACGAGGGCGACAAGACCTACACCGTAACAGTAACAAAGTCATGATCTTAACGCAGGGGCGGCAGTTTGTCGCCCTTGCCTTTTTATAGGAGGCTCGAACACATGAGAGGATTGGAATTTCAGGACATTTTCTCAATGTCCCGTATATTGGCGAAAGCCGAGATAAACAAGGAAATAGAGAACTTCACCAAGAGGGCCAGAAGCGGCGAGAAGCTTGACACCGAAGCCGTCGGCATCGAGTTCATCATGACCGTGCTCGCAAAGGCCACGACAAGGGATGTGGAGAAAGAGATATACGCATTTCTGGGTGATGTTTTTGAGATAAAGCCGGAAGAGATCCGGCACATGAAGCCGGCGAAAGTCGTGGAACTGTTTAAGGAAACAGACCTCACGGAGTGGAAGGATTTTTTTATCAGTGTTGTGCGATTCCTCAAAGCGCAGAGCTGAGAGACTTCATATATCGCACGTATTCGGGCGCGGCACGGGAAGTCCTTATACTTCCCTGGCGTGAAGGCGTGGAGGTCGTAAATGCGGGCCGTGAGCGCACGCAAAAGGATAAATTCTGGCTCATGTATTGCAATATGTACCCGCAAATGACGGAAGACACCTTTGTCGACTTTGAAGCATGGTACGAAGACCTGAAAAGGCCGCCGATGCCTGAAAAAACGGCTGACGAGATCATCGCGGACGCAAACAGGATCATCGGAATGGCATTTAATCTAGGAGGGCAGGATGGCGTCACTATTTAAACTTGTCGGGAGTATTTTTATCGACAACGAGGAGGCGAATCAGTCTCTCTCAAAAACTGAATCAAAAGCCAGCAGCCTCGGGAATACATTGCTCTCCGGCGCAAAGACCGCGGGGAAGTTTGCGGCGGGTTTAACAACGGCGGCAGCAGGCGCGGCCGCGGGCCTTACGAAAGTAGCATCGGACGCCGCATCCTCGATGGATGTCATTGACAAGGCATCCCAGCGCATGGGAGTCAGTGCCGAAGAATATCAGGAGTTTGCACACGTTGCGGAGCTTTGCGGCGTGGAAATGTCTACGCTCGAAAAAGCGGCAAAGAACCTGGACGAGGGCGTTACGTTTGAGGATGCAATGGCGCAGATCTATGCGCTGGAAGACGCGAACGAACGCGCTCAGATGGCGGCGCAATTATTCGGGGACACAGTGGCGTATAATCTCACGCCGATGCTGAACGCAACGGGCGAAGAAATGGACGCCATGAAACAGCAGGCGTATGATCTCGGCCTTGTCTTCAGTCAGGACACAGTAAGCGCGGGCGCACAGTTAAACGACGCCATGACAAACGTGAAGGATGCGATCAGCGCTCTCGGCACGAATGTCGGAACGGCGCTCATGCCGGTCGTTATGGAAGCCTGCAGTTTTATCACGGAGAACCTTCCGCTGATTCAGGGACTTTTTGACCAGCTCGCGCCGGTCCTTGTGGGGCTTTTCGAGACGCTTATGCCGCAGATTATGGAACTGGCGCAATCATTGCTCCCTGTTCTTTTGGAGTTATTCAACGCGCTTTTGCCGCTTTTTTCGAGTATATGCGAGGCAATTCTGCCCGTTATAGTGCAATTAATTCAGACATTGCTTCCGCCGGTCATTCAGATCGTTCAGGCGCTTCTTCCCGTATTAGTGCAATTACTCAACGCGTTGCTTCCGATTCTTCAGCCGATCATCAGCTTATTAACTCCAATTATCAATCTTCTGATGACGTTATTGAAGCCGCTTCTTGATTTAATAAACTTTATCATCCCGCCGCTGACCTCGCTTATTACGGCGATTGTTTCGGTCCTGAGTGATAAGCTCATTCCCGCGATAACGAAGTTTGTGAGCGCAGTATCAAACACGCTGGTCAATGGTTTTGACAAGATCAAAGAAAAGCTGAAAGACTTCAAGGATAAGTTTGTCGAGATATTTACGGCGATTAAGGACGGAATCAAAACACCCATCAATGCTGTGATCGGATTTATAAACGGCCTTGTAAGTGGCGTTGTAAGCGGAATCAACGGAATGATCAGGGCAATGAACAAACTGAGCTTTGACGTTCCCGACTGGGTGCCCGGAATGGGCGGAAAGACATTCGGATTTAACCTCAGCGAGCTCACGGCGCCTCAGATCCCGCTCCTGGCAGAAGGCGCGGTCATTGAACCGAACAGACCCTTCGCGGCCGTTCTGGGCGACCAGAGAAGCGGCACGAACGTTGAGGCGCCTCTTGACACAATAAAGCAGGCCGTCGCGGAAGTTCTGACGGAGTTGTCGCTTGCCGTAACGCTAAACGCTTCACCGGATACGGCGCGCTGGTTTAGCGAGATGCAGATCGAAGGGGCTAAGTTTAACCGCAGGACAGGGCTTCCGAGTATGCCGTAAAGGAGGACAGAAATGCCGATTGCATTTGTTGACAAAAAATACCTTGCGTCGGGGGCAGACGTACTTGATGCAAAATACATCGCAAAGGAATCGTTCGTTGCAAAATGCCCGCCGCAGGAGCGCGAGCGCTGGACGGATGCCAATGGGGGAAGCCATCCCGTTTATTATCCGTACAGGGTCATGACAGTCGAGTTTATGACCTCCGCGATGGATGACGCCATGCTTGACACATTCCGCGCCTGGTTTACTTCAAGATATACGAGCGGAACAAGAATGCTCCCGATCACGGCATGGTGCGCTGACGAGGGCGCTTATATTACCCAGAATTGCGACATGATCGAGTTTGAGCCAATACATGACCGCAGGCTGAATGCTACGGACGGAAACGCTTATCAGTCGTTTACGATCAAACTACGTGGGAGAGGGGGAACAGTATGATCAGTTATAACTACGCAGACGACTTACTCGATGAAAACAAGCCGCGCAACCTTCTCTTGACAGATGGAACAGTGACTGTCTCGGGAACAAATTACACAGTCACGGGTGCCACAATCACGATCACAAACGCAGAACTTGAGGCAGAAAAGTTTGAGTTAGTACAAAGCCTCTGCTCATCCGATCAGATTCGCTTCGGATCATGCGAGAGCGGGTATGTTAAGTTTACCATGCACGAGAACGTTCCCACAGTAAAGGGGAAGACGCTCAAGGCTTATATCATACCAGGCGGAGATGCTTCTAAAATGCTTCAGCTGGGGATTTTCAAGGTTGATACGGATGAACTGTCAAGCGACCGCACAAAGCGCGTTGTAACGGCCTATGACGCGATGTATGACATTCTGAACGCCGATGTTGCTGCCTGGTATAACACCGAGCTTCCGACAAGCTCATCCAGCAAGACCCTCGCACAGTTCCGTGAAGACTTCCTCGACCATTTCAACCTTACGGCCGAAGCGATCACGCTCCCGAACGATACAATCACAATCAAGCGCACAATTAACCCGGAATCATTGAGCGGCGCGGATGTCATAAAGGCGATCTGCGAAATCAATGGATGCTTTGGAACGATCACGAACGAGGGCGAGTTCCGTTTTGTCGTGCTTTCGGCAGATATTGACGCGGGCCTTTTCCCTTCAGATACCTTATATCCTGCAGATGACCTTTACCCGGGCGACGTAAACCATGACACGGATAATATCAATAAAGCGCATTATATCAGCGCGGACTTTGAAGATTACAACAGCGAGAGCATTACGCAGCTCACGATCAGGGCAGACGATTCAGATGTCGGCGCCACAGTCGGAACGGCCGGCAATCATTACATTATCACGGGGAACTTTCTTGTCTTTGGGTATGGCGCCGCAGATCTTACAAGCGCAGCAACAAATGCACTGACAAACATGACCGGGCGTTATTATCGGCCTTGCCGTGTCAATGCAATCGGAAACCCTTTGCATGAAGCCGGAGATCCGATCAGGATTGAAACAACATATCGCGGAATCGTTACATACATTTTAGAGCGCAAATATACCGGAATTCACGCAATGCGTGACGTATACACGGCCAAAGGACAGAAGAAATGCAGCGGGGAGCTCAACAGTGTCGCGTCCCAGTTCAAACAGCTCGTCAACAAGACGGCAAGCCTGAAAGTTGATGTTGATGGCGTTCAGGCTTATGTCGAAGAACAGCTAGACGACACGATCCAGGGCTCCTACGCATACATGACGGAGCAGGAGATAGGCTTGAAGGTTAGCAAGAGCAATATTGTAGGTGATTTGAACGATGAAATGTCAGGAATTGATATCACGAGCAATTCAATCGCGGTTCAAAGTACCGGGACTTTTACAGTCAACGCTACAAATTTTAAATTATCATCCAACGGAACGGCAACAATAAAGAACGCGACAATAACCGGCGGAACGATCACAAACTATGATAGCGGAACGGGATTTGAAATGACAATTTCGAGCGGTATGCTATCAACATACGATAATCAAGGCGATTCATGTTCTTTAGGTCCACAAGAAATATATATCGAAAATTCGAGCAACGTCAGAACAATCATGTCGGCAAATTCAACCATATTCGGCAACAGAATCAGGGTCCTCGGAGACGCGACAATTGACGGGGCCTTATCCGTTGGCGGGCATTCCTTAACCTTTAAAGAAGTAAAGGATGTAAATAATAATACTGTTTATGTTTTGGGATATTAAGGGGCGTTTATGGAAGAACTAGAAAAGAGATTAATCGACTTGATAAACGCGAGCGGGATCCCGCTTGAAGCTAAAGTTTATGTTTTAAAGCACGTTTATGTGCTTGCGGAAGCAGAATACAAACGCTTATTAATGGAGAATGCGAATGACGCTGGGGGAGCTGATGGAGAGAATCGATAATATCCCAGTCATTGAAGAGTACAAAGACCGCGAGGGCAAATACATCGGCAAAGCATTCACGCGCTGGGTCGATATTAAAGCAAAAGTTCTCGAGATTCTAAAGGAATTTGAACAACAAAAGAAGGAGGAGCAGCGCGATGAATAAGTGTCATACGCCTATAAACTGGGTAAACGATCAAACGCCGGCACTTAACGACACAAATCTAAACTATATGGACGGATGCATTGACACGATCGACGACCGAGTTGTGGCGATTGCTAATGATCCGCCGGAAAACGCTCTAAAGGCCGAAGGCTGGGCAATCGGCGAACAGGGAGGCGTTCCGGTTACAAGCGGATCACCCTACTACGAAAACAACAGTAAGTATTATTCAGAACAATCTGCTGCTGAAAACCTTGTTGCCGAAGGCTATGCAAACGGCACTCAGAATGGCACACCCGTAACAAGTGGTTCTCCATATTACGAGAATAACGCGAAGTATTGGAAGGAACAGGCGCAACAGATCGCGGCACAACAGCTTGGTGCTTTATCCGATGTAACGATCAACAACGCTCAGAACGGGGATGTTTTAACTTATAACAGTAGCACTTCGGAATGGGAAAATCAGGCAAGTAGCGCAAGCGGAAAAGCCGACAAGGTATCGGGTGCGACGAGTGGCAATTTTGCTGGACTTGATGCTAATGGAAACTTAACGGACTCAGGAAAGAAAACGGCAGACTTTGCGGCGGCTAGTCATAACCACGCTCCTTCAGACATTAATTCTGCTGGTACGCTTGGTGCTAGAGTACAGGCTAATGGAACGGCCGCGGCAACGCTTGGCAATGCGCAAGTTAGAGACATTTACGCTGGCACATCAGATATGACTGCGGGTACAACGGCATTAACGACAGGCACAATATACATCGTTTACGAGTAAGGAGGTGCGCCTATGGCAAAGGGAATGTATATAGGTGTTTCCTCTAAAGCTCATAAAGTAAAGAAAATGTATATCGGTGTTGGCGGAGTAGCTAGAAAGGTCAAGAAGGCTTATATCGGAGTTAATAACGTTGCAAGGTTATGTTGGAGCGGTGAATATCAGCTCAGTAGATATGGCACAACAACCGCGCTGACACAACAAAGATATAGGTTAGGAGCCGCAAGTAATGCGAATTATGCCATTTTTGCTGGTGGCAGTCCTTCTAGCGGATATTCTTCTACAGTAGATGCTTATAATTCTTCACTGACTAAAGCCTCAGGAAGTACAACAGTCCGTGAAAGATATGGTTTAGTAGGTGCAAACATTGGCGATTATGCACTATTTGCGGGTGGCACAAACTCAAATGGGGCTGTGGCGTATGTAGATACTATCAATTTATCTTTGACCAGAAGCGGAGCAACAAACCTAGCTTATGCAGTAACCGAATTAGCTGGGGCAAGTATGGGAAACTATGCCTTGTTTGGCGGAGGTTTTAATAGTTCCGCGAGGGCATATGTTACCGCGTATAACGCGTCGTTGACTAAATCAGAACCTACAGTATTGTCAGCCGCAAGAAGAAGGCTGGGAGCGGCTAACATTGGAACGCAATATGTCCTTTTTGCGGGAGGAGCTGGTAGTAGTGTTGTGGATGCTTATAATTCATCATTGACTAGAAGCACTATTACGGCATTATCCGATGTATTTGATGGTTTAAAAGGTGCAAGTGTTGGAGATTATGCCCTTTTTGCGGGAGGTTCTAAAGGACAAACACAACAATTAACCACTGTCGCAACCGCATATAATTCATCATTGACTCAAAGTACTCCTACAGGATTGTCCGAAGCAAGAAGCGATTTGGTAGCGACAAATATCATGGGACAATTTGCTTTATTTGGTGGCGGTACCACTAGTGGCGGACGCGTTAAAACAGTAGATGCTTATAACACTTCTCTAACGCGTTCAATTCCAGAAGAATTATATCAGGTTAGAAGTTACATGGGAGCTACATCAATCGGCAAATATGGCTTATTCGCTGGCGGAATGGTAACTATTACGTCTCTTAGTAACGTTGTCGATGTTTATCAAATAACATAAATAAGGAGGAAATAAAATGTCGCGATATGCAATCTGGAACAAAACAGACAGGGTTATAACCCCTATCGGTGAGGTGCTTACACCTGAACAATGGATTGAGAGATACCCAATGGGCGAGTTTCTTGACCTTGTTGTAGGCGGTGGCACAATCAATGGCGCGTACTGCATGGAGTACACTTCTTTCAAGGATATGTACGAGAGAGAAGGTTGCGATTTTTCCGGGTGCGTTACTCAACAGGACTGCTTAGACGCAATCGAAGCGTTTGAGGACGAGAGAAACAGCACTGTAGTTTACAACGATCAGACACGCATTGCAGATGCGCTTGAGGACCTTGTTGTACTTAATATGCCCGACATTGAATAGGAGGAAACGATATGTTTGATATTTTACTCGAAAGATACAACACAGGCCGCATTACTAAGGCCATGCTGAAGATATATGTAAAGAAGGGTGTTATCACTCCCGCGCAGTATCAGGAGATCACGGGAGAAGCCTACGGAGCATAAGGGGGTAGCTTATGGCAACACGGCAAGAGTTTTGTGACGCTATGATTGAAGTCTATAAGAATCATGGTGTCTACATCGGTACGGCAAACGGAGAATATACAGAGTCTCTTACCGTGGGCCGTATTCACGAGATGGAAAAGACATACGCAAGGCGGGATAGTAAAAACAATCCGTTATGGGATAGCGATACCCGCAGAGACTTTGCTTATATCGGCAAATGCTATGAACAGGGCTGGGATATGAGCAAGTCAAAAGCTGGCGATTGTAGCGGGATTATCGTAGGCGAAATGCGTTCGTTGGGGATTATCAGCAAAACCGCAGACTACCGAGCGAGAGACTTTCAGGCGAAAAGCACTCCTGTTGATTTAAAGGATCTTCAGAATGCCGATTTAGTTTTTGACAAAAAGAAAGAGGCTACGCACGTAGGGGTCTTTGTTGATGGCTATATCATCGAAAGCAGAGGTCGTGATTATGGTGTAGTCAAAAGGAAATTGAGTGATGCCACCAATTTCGTCATCGGTGGTCGGCTTGATTGGTTTGATGATGAAATACCCGTTCTTACCCGTGAGCTGCGGTACATCGAAGATGACTTGATGCACGGCAAGGACGTTGAACAATGTCAGGAGCGGTTAGTCATTAAGGGTTATAATCCCGGTCTAATTGATGGATACTACGGCAAAAAAACAGAGGATGCCGTGATAGAGTTCCAAACGATAGAGGATTTAGGTATCAAGCGGTTAGGCGTTGTCGGTCAGAAGACTTGGGCGGCGTTGTGGACAGATTAAGGATAGGTGGTAGAAATGGAGATTGTAATTGCGATATTAGGTAGTGGCGTTATATCTACGTTGATTAGTTGTCTGTTTCAGATGCGGAGCGATAAGAAGAAAAAGCTGGATAAGTTTGAAACAGGAATGAGTTTACTTCTGTTATCGGCCTTAAAGACAACAGGCCGTTCAATACTCGCTGATGGAACAGTATCAAAGAGCGATTATGATAGCTTTTGCGCCACCTATGACGCTTATAAATCACTTGGCGGTGATGGATGGGCTGACGGGATAAAGAAGCAAGTGGATGCTCTTGAAAAGACTATTGATGAATAAGGGGGTATGAGTAATGCAGATTTTGCCGAACAAGGTTTATGACATTCTGAAATGGATCGTAGTTGTTTTCTTACCCGCGCTCAATGTATTTATCTTTGCGTTGGGCGAAGTGTTAGGCTTTGATAGCCATATCGTTTGTGGTGTTATTGCCGCCGTTACAACCTTTTTGGGTGCGCTTATCGGAGTTAGCACTATCGGCTATAACAAGACAAAAGAGGGCGGAAATGAGGGCGAATGAAAATTTCCTCGTTTACAAAGCCAGAGCTTACGCTATTCCGAGAGCAATGCAATTTTACGGATTTGGAACGTGCCTGTTTTGATTTGAAGGCGAAAGATTTATCTAACATCCAGCTTGCTATGGAATTGAATATATCCGAGAGTACGGTTTCAGTTACTATGCGCAGAGTGCGCACGAAAATAACCAAAGTATTGAATTGGAGGGTATAGCCATGATAAGGGGTACTACACCGACAGAGGTATACAGGATCAGTAATACCGATGTTGATTTATCTGAATGCAAACAGATATGGGTAACAATCGTTGATTGGTCTACAAAAGAGTTTAAGTGGGATTTAAGCCGATTGACGATTGATGCGGGAGAGCATACTGTTTCCCTTACCCTTACGCAGACGGAAACACTTGCATTTACACCCGGTGCGGCTTATGCGCAGTTGCGGTTCCTTTACAACGATGATTCGGCCTTCGCGTCAAAGCGCATCGGCTTTATCATAGAGGACGTTAAGAAAGGTGGTGTTATAACAGAATGAGCGAGTACAATGTAGAGCTTCAGGACGGAATTGTTTTAGGCGGCGGCGGCTCCGATGGCTTATGGTATCCTTCCGTAAGCGAAGAAGGCGTTATTTCGTGGGAGAAAAGCACAAGCACGACTACACCCGCATCGGAGAACATTAAAGGCCCCGCGGGTGCAGATGGCGCAGACGGAGCCGATGGTGCTGATGGTCTGGGAGTAAAGTCGGTTGACATTAACGGCTCTAATCACCTGATTGTCACCTATGACGATGACACCACGCACGACGCGGGAGATATTAGTGCTGATTATCCCGCTTATGCCGCCACGGAGCGCGATGTGGTTGCAACAGCTATCAATACCTACATTGCTACGCTAAACAATCCCATCATTATCGGATTCAATACGGATCAGCACTTGATCGCTAACTCTTCCTCGCAGAGTGCAATAAGCACCCGCGACCAAATCGCTTATGGCCTGAGAACCTTGCGCGATCTCGCGAAGAAATTCCCCTTTAACCTTGTTGTATTGGGCGGCGACACCCACGGCGGAAGCAGCGGCACAATAGCGGCAATGCAGGAATCCGCGCTTTATGTCACAAATCAGCTAGATGGAGTTGACTGCCCGCTTGCTACGCTGGCGGGAAATCATGAAGGCGGTCAGGACAATCAGAACATAACTAGAGATCAGGTCTGCAAGTCGCACATGACCTACGCAATGCAGAACAAGATCATCACGCGAGTTGATAAGATAAGCGGTTATTTTGACGATCCCACGTGCAATGTGCGCTTTATCTTCCTTGATGCGTTCGCGAGAACACAAGTCAGCTATTCATCGACAGAATACAATAACGTGCTGAATACTATGTTGAGCGGTATTCCTGCCGGATATAATGCGATCATTTTCTCACATCATCCGCTTGACGAGAATCTTCCGCAAGTGGCAGACCGCAAGGGCTGGAACAATCCGGCATCGTGCCATGCGACGCTTCAGCTCTACAAAGACAAAATCATCGCTTGCTTCTGCGGTCACGTTCATAATAATTTGAATGTCGATCAGGACGGAATTACGTTTGTCTCGACAACGTGCGCCGGAGTTTACGAGCTGAACGACGAATCCACTAGAACAAGCGGAACGGCTAGTTATACGGCCTACGATGTATTCGTAATCGATCAGGCGACAAAGAAAATATATGCTATTCGTTACGGCAACGGACAGAACCGAGAAATTTCGTATGAGCATGAAACCCCTGTTGTACCGAGGGGAAATATCCTTGCAAATATCACTTGGGAAGATGGCAAGCGTATTAATTCAAGCGGTTCACTTGTGGACGCAACGGGCTATTCTACAACGGATATTATTGACGATATCAATCCCGGAGATATTCTCTATTTCGCAGACGGAACGTTACCGATGAATACATCGTCATGGACGGAATATGCAGATGACGGCACAACAGTTGGCAGTCATGCCGGAATTAGCACTTCGGACTATGGAGCGAACTATGAGAACGGCAAAATGTACTTGGAGTTTCTTAATGAGAACGATGGGAAAGTAATTGCTATACATTGGTATGGTGTAAATAATGCGAAGAATCCCAACGGCACAAGCTATGGGGATTCCCGCTTCGCCTATGGAGAGCTTGAATTGTGGAATAGTGGGTACATCAAATCAGTCAAGCTTGCATACGATGAAGGGCATTATCAAAGCTTGAAGAAAATCCGATTCACCTTCCCGACAGACAAGAAGGCATCACTCGACATTCGCGTGAACGAGCCATTTACATAAGGAGGAGCAAAATGTGCGATTATAACACCTGCCCTTGCTATCCCGAAGTGCATACAGTCAAGGAATGGGCCGAGCTGCCGGACAAAATTTCTGTAGCTTGTAAATGGTATGTTTATTCAGACTACAGAACAGACAACGACGTTTCGATCCCTAGATTTAAATTTGGGGATGGGAAAACGCTGATCAGCAAGCTCCCGTTCTGTACGGCATCCATTACTGACTATGATTGTGAGTATTGGGACAACAAGGAGGATTCAAAGTAGGTTTTTAACATTTTTTCAACATAATATTTATAAAAACAATAGAAGAAGCCCGCATTTTGGGCTTCTTTTTTTATGCTATTCTTTACACAGAACGGGGGGAATTGTCATGGTAAATTATAACAGTCCATATATGCTAAATAATCCATATATACAGACGCCGGCTCCTGATAGCTTTGTCAGTGTTCAGAACGAGCACGAGGCGCGGATCTATCCTGTCGCACCTGGTAAAAGTGTTACCTTCAGGGATGAATCTCAGCCGACGATTTTTTACACGAAGACCGGTGGGGCTTCTCCGCTCGACGCTCCCGTTTTTGAAAAATACAAACTGGTCAAGGAAGAGACGCCTGCCGCGATTATAGCCACAGAAACGGCCGCAAATGTAAAAGATATAGATTTATCCATCTACGCGGAAAAAGACGAAATACGGGCGCTACATGATGCGATAGAGGCAATACAAAAGGACATCGCAAGCCTCAAAAAACAAAAGGATGACAGAATAGGAGGTAAAGAACGATGAACCCGATGGAAATAATGGGAATGATGAATCAGCTGAAGGCGAACCCGATGGCATTGCTTACAAAGAAGTTTAATCTGCCGCCTCAGATCCCGCAGAACCCGCAGGAGATAGTACAGTATCTTCTAAACTCCGGGCAGATCTCGCAGGAGCAGGTCAATCAGGCGATGAAGATGAAAAAAATGTTTATGAAGTAAAAGCCCGCGGCTTTACTATACCGACCGCCGAACGCGTGGGCGGCCGCTAACTCTAAAAATCTAAGGAGGAAAACAACATGGCACTTGAAGACAACAGCAATCCCTTCTATATGCCCGTAACACCCGCAAACGGCGGCGGCTTTGGCGGCTTTGGCGGGGGAGATGGATGGTGGATCATTCTTCTGTTTCTTATCTTCGGCGGCTTTGGCGGCGGATATGGCATGAACAATGCTGAAAACATTTATCCCTGGATGAACCAGAGCAACCAGATCAGCAACGGCTTCCGCGATCAGGCAATGAACACAGCCATCAACGGCATTCAGACCGGAATCACAAGCGGCTTCGGAGACATTCAGACCGCGCTTTGTGGCGGATTCGCAGGCGTAAACGCAGCAATCACCAACGCACAGATGAGCTCACTCGAAAGAAGCTTCGCAGCCCAAACCGCAAACACCCAGGCGCTCACCGGCTTGCAGGCACAGTTGGCCGACTGCTGCTGCGCAAACAGGACCGCAACGATCCAGACACAGAACGTAGTACAGGCAGAAGGCGCAGCGACAAGACTTGCAATCCAGAATCAGACCCAGCAGATCCTTGACAAGCTCTGCGAGCAGGAAATTGAGCAGCTCCGTTCGCAGAACGTATCGCTTCAGAATCAGGTCAATATGCTCAACCTTGCAGCAAGCCAGACCGCTCAGTCTCAGTATCTCGTTGACAAGCTTACACCGGCAACGGCTTAAGGGGGTGCGCTCATGTACGATAAGCTGAAAGATATGCTCCACGAGGAACTGGCGAGAATTCAGGACGATGGCGAACTGAACGAAACGACGCTCGATCATGCGGACAAGATCGTGCATACACTCAAATGCCTCGTTACTTATGAGGCTATGGAGAGAGCAGAGCGCAATCGTGACGACCGCTACCGCGACGACGACCGACGCAGACCCGACTGGAGATCACGCTATTAAGACAAAGAGAAGGGCGCAACCTGAGGAAGGCTGCGTCCTTCAAAGGGTATCGATTATGTCGGATATAAGCATTAATTTACTAGATGCTGCCGAAGCCTGTTTTGAGTCAAATCCAAGTCCCAGTTTAGAGAAATGGGTCGAAAATTTGTACAACAAAATGTACAACACGAGCCTCAAAAAAGTGGCATGTACAACACGTGTACAACACAAAAACGGCAACAAAAGGAAACAAAAGGGAACAAAAACAAAGTAGCGGAAAAGCGCATAAATAGTGGCTTTCCCGCTTTTTTTGGCTTCAGCTGAGAATGGGACTTGAACCCACGACCTATTGATTACGAATCATAAGGTCAGTTTTCAAAAATGCCCTATTTTCAAGGCTTCCCGCGTTCCCGATCTTTAATTGTACCAAACTTGTACCAAATCAAGTTTATTTTTGGTATTTTCTTTCTTTGCGTCCAGATGGGCGTAAACGTCCATGATCATCTTGTATGAATTATGGCCCATGAGGCGCTGGGCTTCCTTCAGGGATATTTCTGCATAGTAGAGCTCAGAAGCATAGTTATGTCTGAAGCAGTACATCGTCAAATCCGTTTCATGCCCAAGAACTTTTTCTATTTTCTTTTTTATCCTTTTCCATTCCCCACAATACCCTGTAAGGCCTTTATAATCGCCCGTAGGGGAGCCAAAAAGCTTTGGTGCTATTGTTGTAGCCCTGTAAGCCTTCAGGGCGTTTAAAACGCCTTTGGGCGCGTCTACGGCGCGGATGGACTTGTTCGTCTTCGGGAACGTCAGGCGCGGCCGACTGTTATTTTCAAAAACCAGCGATTTATTGACATTGATGACCGCGTTTTTGAAGTCAATATCCTGCCATGTAAGGGCATAAAGCTCACCCGGACGGAGCCCGCACCCGAAAAGGATCATTACAAAAGCCCGCTCGCGTTCCGTCAGATCGGCGGCAAGGACTGCTGCCTTTTCCTCGGATGTGAGCGCCCGCTTTTCCTTCCGCACATGTCGGGGAAGTTCCAGGCTGGCAGCAGGATTTTTTGTGATGATATCATCTTCGATGGCCTGTTTGAATATCTGGCGGAGTGCCATGCGCATTTGCTCACATGTCCGCGGCAACGCGCCACAATCGTTTATAAGGGCTTGCAGATGCGTTGACCTTATATCCCTAACCTTAAGGCCACAAAGGGGCAGGAAACGGCGCTCAATGAGATTGCGGTACATTGCGAGAGTATTCACGCCGCGGTTTGCCTTGTATGTCTTCAGCCAAATGTCCGCATAATCTCCGAAGAGCACCTCACCGGTCAGAAGATCGCGGCCGCTGGCAATGTCGTTCTTCACGTCCATGATCTTTCGTTCCAGCTCCGCAATGGTTCGGGCGGTCAGCCATTTAGTTATTCGGCGTCCGTTCTCATCATAGCCAAGCTGCACGCCTGTGTGATAATATCCGCGCTTGTTCTTCGTATACTTTGCCATGCGTTTCTCCTATTTCTTCTTTTCCATTATCAAAGCCAACAGTTCCTCGTATCGCAGATCCTTCGAGAGCGTCGATTCCAAAAGCGTGTCGAAGCGCTGGTCCTTCATGAGTATCTGGTCATGCAGAAACTCGATTTGTTTGTTGAGCTGTTCTCTTTCGCGATCGTTCCGCTCGTGTATCTTAACGCGTTCATGATCAAAAGACGCACGCATCTGTTCGATTTGTGCCTCAAGCTCTTCGATGCGTTGTATCTTGTATTTCAAAAGAGCTTTCATGGTTTGAACATTAAGGTTGTCATCTTCCTCGATTGTTTCAATGTCGAGTAGGGCCTTTGCAATTGGCCGAATTGTTTCTTCATAGCGAAAAGAAAGATTTTCGGATCCGTCCTGAAAAACCCTGGAAAGAGTAGACTTGGATAAATAATCTCCGTTTTTTTCCATCAAATCCAGAATGTCGCCGTATGACAGATTCTTTTCGGACCGAACCTCTTTAAGTCTCAGAATTACGTCGCTTGTGTTCGTCATGTGGTTGTCTCCTATTCGATGTATCGAACGAGTTTCTCCGTTTCCATTATTTGGAACTTTTCGGAGCCCGCTTGATGTGCTAGTATTCCCTCATCCAGGAGGTAAACTACAATGAATAAATACATTTTTACCATGTTGTACTTACAATCAAGTGATAAGATCAAGAAACTGGTCGAGAAGATTTTAAAAGCGCCTCAACAGCATCCTGAACTTGCGGAATGGCTTCTTTGTACTTCTCATAAAGCTCTAAAGCCTTTGTCATATCCTCAGCGGAAGCGTCCGGCAGATCAGGATTGTCCGTCCAGCCCATGATGTAGCCAGGGTAACATTTACAACAAATAGAAATCTTTTCGATAATGTCCGAAGGGATATTCGTGACTATGTCGTTCTCGTATTTGTATAAGGTCTGTTTTGATACACCTACCCTTTTGGCGAGGTCCGTCTGGTTTATCTCGGCCTTCTCCCGTGCGTATTTGATTCTTTGTCCTCGTGTCATGTTAGCAACCTCCGTAAAACTATTATATTTACATATTCGGACATTTGCAAGTAAAAAATAACTTGACAAGTTACGAATATGTGTTATGATGAAAGTAACTTGTGAAGTTACACAAGCCACGACACTAGCAGGAAGGAGGACAAAATATGGTAGATGTGAACCGACTGCGCAGCATAATTGTATTAAATGGCAAGACGCAGGAAGATGTGGCAAAGAAAATCGGCATGGCGCCGAAGACTTTCAGCCTGAAGATGAAAAAGGGCGTGTTTGGGTCGGATGAGATTGAAAAGATGGTCGAGTATTTGAACATTGAAGATCCCGTGCCGGTTTTTTTTGCCAAAATGGTAACTTGAAAAGTTACCAAAGGAGGGACAGATGGAAAGAAAACTGTACAAGGTCAGAGAAGTGGCTGAAATGTTCGCCATGAGCCCGAAGAAGGTCCGGGAGCACTGCCACGCAAAAGGGCAGCGGTTTGCATTTCAGCCCGTTGAAAACGGAATCATTTTGATTGACCTGAAGAAATACGAGGAATTTCTTCAGGTCAGAACAGCAGAACACTTAAGGAGGATCAGATAATGAAGGACCCGAACGAAATGACAGTAAAGGAAATCATGGTTTATGTAGCTTCCGGCTACGAAGTCGAGATCAACGA